TACTGAACCACCTGTTGAGTTATTGTCTGCGCCAAAAAATGAACGTGTTGTTTTATATTTAGTAGTTGATGCGTAGTCGTGAATATCTAAAATAAACAAATTAGGATAAGTTGTAACAACGCCAGCATTGATACCGCCTACTAAAGTATAAGCACTACTTGCAGCAATTGAACTAGCACTTGCCGCAGTACCATTACCACTTAAATAATGACCCGCATAATTAGTTCCAGTATCGGCATTAAATTGGGTGCGAATAGTTTGTGTCGCGCTTGAACAAATTGCTAATCCTCTTATTTGTAAATGCTTATAGGTTGAAGGTATGCTTGTAAAGGTTAGTGAGTTTGTACCACTACCAGTAACAGTAGCAATAGATTCATAAGAACTGGTAGAAGCCGCTACCCCGCTAGAAAAACTGCCTAATACTGAATTAAGCAATGCCGCCTACCACATACCAAGTATTAGCAGCTGTACGAATTGCCACACAAGTTTTATATTGAGCCAAAGTTGGTGCAGTTGGTGCAGCCCCGGCAGAAGCGATAGTTACTCCTGAACCAGCTGCAAATGTCAATAATCCAGCTCCTGTATTCAAAAATGTAATAGCAGATCCAGCTGCTGCGCTAGTCAATGTTGAGTCTGGTGCAATAGTAATTGTTTTAGTCGATGCGTTGCTAGTAGCAACCAATACTTGATAAAGATCGGTGTTGGCTACTGTATAAGTAGAACCTGATTGAGTGTTTAATGTGAATGTAACCAATCCATTAAACATTGTGCTGGTGAGTACATCACCTGTTGCTGCTGGAAATCCTGATGCCATTTTCTACTCCTTAGTAACTTAGTGTGTTTGTACCCAAGACACCATATAAGGCAGATCCTATCAGGAATCCGTCAATTATAGGTTCAAGCGTATTGAGAGTTGTCTTCCATGAGTTCGGGTTGATTTGATGTTGAACTCCGAAAACTTGAAGATTTTTAGTAAGAGTTGAAGTGCTTGCTCCAGTACCCGGTTGGGTAGTAGTAACGCTTATGGGATCAAAATAATCTAAATCTAAAGCGGCAATTGTGCCGGTAGAATAATTGCTTGTGTAAAGATCCAAAGTAATTGCATCGCATCGAACAGTAGTCTCAGCTCGACTAGCGACATAAGCCTGAGCGTAGTTAAGCGCGGTAGCGGTATCTTGCATCAATAAATCAGTTTGAGTATATGAATGGACAAAGTATTTAGCGATAGATGCAGCATTAGTCGCTGTTTGAGCAGCTAGACCAGTAGCAGTAATGCTTGCTTGATTGATTATTTGAGCATCGTTTAATACCCATAGCGCGTTAAAATAAGAAATGTTTGTGCCGTTATCATTAAAATTAACAGGCGTACCGTTAGGGCTGGATGTGCAATAACTTCTATTCTTAAAGGTAACTATGCCGTTAGGGTCAATATAAAATGCGCCATATTCGGTGGTCTCTAAAGTTTGACAAGCTGCTAATGCGCTTCTAGTACTGCCCGGATCTGCTTGGCAAGTGGTTGAACCTGTGGCAATAGACCTCATTGATGTTGGCCAGCCTATTGTGTCTAACACCCGACCAATTCGAGTGCCTGTATCCTCACCTGCTACTGCCCCTGTCACCGTGGTTAGTAAAGCGTTATTTAATAATCTCATACCATCAACAGCTGTGATAGTTGTATAAACTACATCTCCTACATATTTAGGAGTAGAAGTGTTAAAAGCCGTAATAAATCCAGAAAAGATTGGATAACTTACACCTAAATAAGTTGCGCTAATTTGAACTTTACGCATTGGAGTTAGCAAACCATAGTAGGGCCCCGATACGTTTTGGCTGTTAAAGTCGCCGTTCATATCAACAATTCTCATTGACATAGTACCAGTTTGGAATTGATCTGCTAATGCATTACGGCCTCTAGAAGTAGTAATTGAATCTACTTGATTAGATACATCCACAATAACACCGGCTGAATCTGCAAGGATATTAGTACCTAAAATGCCAGATCCAATTATAAAAGCGTTGCCAAAACTCGCTCCGGTAGAAAAGTTAATTATTGCTTTGACGGAAGGTACTGCCATTAGAACCCTTGGCCAGCAGGTATTAAAGTAACGCCATTACGGTTATTAGTTAATGTTGCTTGTTGTACAGCTGTGGCAAATGCTGATCCATCTACGGCTAAAGTTAAATTAATCTGTGGATTTAAATAACTACTAGATTTGCCCATTTTTTCATCTTGCGCAGCATTGTTAAGAAAATTAAGAGTGCTTGACAATTCACCCATTGATCCTGTAAATGGAGCAGCATTAGATGGAATTGCGCTCCCTCCACCACCCCCAGCAAGCAAAGGAGTTAATACTGGTGCTAAACCTTTAGCCGCTATTTTTGCATCTAAAGCAGCAAACATATCTAGGGCTTTTCTTTGCCAACTAGAAATCTCAGCCATTAAAGCATCATGGGCTGTGCCAAATGCACCGGCTAATTCTTTTGCTTTTGCAGCAGCTTCCATTTCAGCATTGATCTTTTTAGCCAAAGCCTCGTTGTTATCTAGTATGGCTAATTGCGCTTTGAGGCGTAATTTAGTTTCTTCGTCAGTAGCTGCATTAAGGGCAGCAGTTAAACCAATACGCTCTAAATCAAACTTGTCTTTCAGCTTGTCTATCTCAGTGCGTGCCTTGTTTGATGATGTAAGAATGGCTAACTCGGCTTTACGCGCTGCTGTAGTTTTAACTGTTAATTGATAGTCTTTAACTCTGGTAGTAGCTGCACCAGGGGCTACTGTTGTAGGTTGTTTTCTAAAAAAGTTTGGGTCTTTAATATTAAATATGTTTGCAGTTACTTTAGCAAACCCAGCAATATTGTTAATATATCTTGCAAGGGTATCTGCAGCAGTAACCATCTTGGCTGTAAAGGTATCTATAGAAGTATCACCTGATAAAGTCTTTAAAGCATCTAATAAACCTTTACCTATAGCCTCTTTAGATTCATCTACAGCTACAGTTAGTTTAGCCATATCGCCTGCATAGCCTGCTACGGCTGCTGATGCTTGACCTGCAAAATTAGCATTAAGAGTTTTTTGTACATCTAAGAATGATGATGATTTTAACTGGGCTTTGCTTAGACCTACGCCTAATCTGCCTAGTGCTACGTTATCGCCTAAGTAAGCTTTAGATAGGCTAGTAGATACGCTTGTAAGATCCTTGCCAGTACCGGCTGACACATCAAGTGCGGTCTGGAATATGCTTTGTGCTTTAGCAACATCTTTAGTAACAATAAGTAGGCGTTGAAAACCCGGAATAAGATTTTCATCTACTATGCCAAATTGTAAAGATAGTCTTTTTAAATAATCGTCTATTGCTCTTTGCTCAAATGATAAACCTAGGTTGTCTACTGTGGTGCGTAACTTTGCAGCAGCCTTTTCGGATTCTATAAATGCATTAATTGAACTCTTACCAAACGCAACTAGGGCAGTAGCACCTAAATACTTAGCAAAGGTTTTGCCTAGTTTTTGTGCTGACTTATCAAACTCAGATATTTGTTTGCTGCCTTTAGCAAGGGCTTTACCATTCCAAGTGGCTAAAGCGGAGACTACTAAGGCTGGTGGTTTGGCCATTATGCAACCTTCTTTAATTGTCCATTATTAAACTTAGTGGCAACGGTATCTATGGCTGTAATTACAGCTGCATAAACCTTACCTTCATCTTCATACCAAGCACGATAGATTGCTCGACCACGTTGCATACCACTGCCTTTTAATGGACTTCTATCTTGTGCTGATTGAATAAAGTGTATGCCTGCTTTTGGGTTTAGGCTTTCAGATTTAGGGTCTCCACCAGGATTCTTGCGCCCTGCGGTTTCAAAGATTGCACCAGATGCAGATTTATTGGCTACATAATTAGTAAATGCGAATCCATTAGAGTTACGCTTACTTTGACCGGTTGAATACACTATGCCGTTACGTGCTACGTTTTGATCGTAGAATGGAAATGCTCGGTACTTTTGCTCAGCTGTAACATTAATTTTGCGCCAACCTGATAGCACTTCTTCATTGGCTGGCATGTAAGTTCTAGCCTGATCCCTAATGGGAATCATGGCATTTTTAATTTCCGTATTCATTTCTTTATTTAGATTAGGATCTAATATCCTCATAGCGGCTTGGAGTTCTTTAACGCCTGTTACGTTTACTGGCATTTTTAATCTCCTTAGCTCTATCTTGTAAGACCTGGACTATTGCCCTAAGCATCTCTTGATCCATATCTATAAAAGATTGTGGCGGGATTCCCAACTCTACGGATAAACTTGCTATCGCGTAAAGCGTGGAATCACGCGCTACTATTTTTTTTCTTCGTCTAATACCTCGACAGTTTCTAGGCTGTCAATAAACTCAATACCAAATACAGGTACAGTTACATTGGCTCTACGCAAACATTCATGGGCAAGATAGTAGATTTCCGTTTGCCTTTCGTGATCGCGTAGAACCTTTGAAATTCCTGCTCCGTACTTTAACTCGAAAGCGTACTCGACACCCGGCGTAATTTTGTGCTCTGAAACTTCGCCGTTAGCCCTTGTTATCTTTAGCTTTGCCATTAGATCTCCTTATGCAGTAGCAACAGTAATAATGCTGTTGCAAGTAAAGGTTAGACTTTGAGAACTTATGTCACCAACAGCACCATTAACCTGGTTAAGATTATTGATTAAAATTGTGGTGGAATATGATGGATTTGTAGCTGATACAGCAGAAGATGTCTGTTTAATCACTATTGGAACAGTAGTTCCATAAGCAGCTTTTAAAGTTTGGTTTACAGATGCACTAGCTGTGTCATTTAAGAAATCTAGAGTAATAGTTGATGCCTCTAGTCCTTTAGCAAACTTGTGTGCACTGTCGCCCATCGCGGTAACTTCTAGTTCATCAAATGATTGATTAACTGTTACAGCTGTTACGTGATCTGATAGATCAACGCTGTTTAATACAACAGATACGCCATTATTCAAATATACGGCCATGATTACTCCTTGTCTTTCTCTTTAGTAGTTGCAGGTGTTGGTGCATTGTCGATTTGGCCTATCTTAATTAAGAAGGCTTTTTCTTCTTCGGTTAGTGCCATTGTTTAACTCCAGCTCGTTAGGATTGAAACGGTTATATCACTTGTTAATAGATCTCCACTTGCCACACTTGCAATAGCTGGAGCGGACACGCTAGTAACACTAATTGATAGGCTTGATGATGCTAGTTTATTAAACACAGCAACAATCATGGTTTCAATATTTGATAGATCAGATTGATTATTTAATGATGGTACTGCCATGAGAATCTTAAAATTAGCCATAGGTGATACTGTTGAGTAATCACCATTAGACGGTACTAAATATGGATCACTAGGTGTAATTACAACGCTGTTAGGTATAAGTGTGGCTGGCGGAAAACTAAATATATTCCATACGCCAGTATTAGTTAGATCAGTTGCAAGTGTTGATCTAAGTGTAGTAATTGCAGCTGGCATTAGCCGACCATGGTGTTAGGGCTAGAGTAAGGCGCGATGAGACCTCGTACTCTGTTTATAAGCTGGTAGCCCATGGCGTAACGGTTAGGGCTCATGCCATCCATACCGTTGCCTCCGTTCTGAGACACTTGACGTGCTTGGAAAATATCTACCGCGATTATCATGGCAGCTTGAGTTATGGCTGGTACAAGATTATATGCAGTTGTTTTATAACCAGGTCCGGTAGCAGTGCCATAAGGCAAGATGCGATGAAATGGATCATCACTTGCTGTTTTTGCAAATTGTATAACTTGAAAACCATTAGGGTATGAACTAAATGCGTAAGCACTCCAAAATGCAGTGGTCATTGATGTTGGTACTGTGCTACCAGGGTATGAACCTGTAAGAGTATATGTGCCATTATATGTTGCACCACAAGCGGCTAGGGTCACGCTTTGTCCAGTTACAAATATGCCAGGATTGGCAAGCACAACAGTAGCAACGTTATTGCTAAGGCTTGCACCGGCTACTGGTGCTTGATTAAACCAAAGATAAGAATTAAGAAGGTCCTCAGATGTTTGACAGATAGATTCTAAATCGGCATCGGAGTAGAGAGACCCAATACCAAGATTTGCTCTTAGTTGGGCTACGGTTACGTAACTAGCGGCCATCTCTACTCCTCTGCTAATAGCTCCGTAGGGCTAGGGCTACTAAACCCTACGGATTCTTAATTTATCTAACTTATCAGGTTAGGTTGTAGCGTTGTAATCCACCAGAAATAAGTGTCTTAGTTGCAAAGTATCCGTATAGAAGTACGGAGATTTCACCAGTTGCCACTACATTAACTGAAAGAGTTAATTTAGGTGACTCGTAGATGCAGATTGCAGATGGTGTAACAATAAATGCAGAATCATCAATGTTAGTTGAGACCATGTATGGATCAACATATAGATCCAAGCCCATTACGTTTCCGCGTAATGATGTTGGTGTTGATTGACCTGATGCGTTCATTGGTTGTGATGCAGTAAAGATTGGTCGGCCAGCTGTATCTAAAGCACCGATCAAAGATGACCAAACAGAAGTACCAGCAATAAATGCGTTAGCAAGTTGTCCGGTTGCTGCAAATACAGCTGGGGCAGCTTGTGCTACATATGCTTGGTATCCTGCAATTGTTGCAGCTTGTGTTGATGATTGTGTACCACCAGAAACAATTTCTGCAATTACAGCTGAATCAGATGCTTTAGCGTAAGCGCGTAAGCAGTTCTCATACATCGCTGCATAAAAGCTGGGATCAGATCTGTCAAGAAGCTCGGTACTCATGATTTGAGTGCCGGCCAGTTTAACCACTGTGGCATTTACATAACTGGAGACAACCTGTGTAGCGGCAGTAGATCCGCCTTCTGCAACAGTTGAAATTGTCGCATTGGTTGTAATTTTTGGATGAGCAATTGTCATACCAGATGGAGATAGCGCACGTGCGCCACCTAATGCATCAATAGTAGGACGTACCATTAATGAAGTGTCAATTACAGAAGGGCTGTACTGCACAGGGCTAAATGCTGGGTTTGTAGTA